CCAATGTATCGAGTTAAGATTAACGGACTTGCGATCGAGAAGATAGAGCCGCTCTTTTCCATCCCCATGACAAATGATGATTTGTCGAATAGAGTTTCGGAACTTGATTATAAAAGAAGTAATATTTCTACTGAATCATCCGTAGAAGTAAATTCTAACCACAATGTTGTTTCTAGATCAGGCAAGATTGTTTATTACAAATTGCAGTTTACTGCCAAAAAAGAAATTAAATTCGGCAATAAAATCGCACAATTTCCAAATTTTGCACTTCCAAGCGAAAATGTTCCGTTTTTCACCATTGCCTTAATTGGGAGTGACTCATCACAGGTAGTAGGAAATGTGCGAACAACGGGAGAAGTAATTATTTACGACACCATTCCGCTAAATGCCAGTGTTGTCATATCGGGGACATATATAACAAATAATTAGTAATTTACATTACCTCATATACGGTCATGCGCGTCCATTGGGTATCTTTAAATGTAACAGTTAATTTGCCGTCATTTATTTCCCGGCTAACCACGTCACTTTCCGCTCCTATTACTGTCTTAACCCATTCGTTAGTTCGAATAAATAGTAAATAGGCATATGGAGGATGTGCGTTTTCACTGCCGTATAATCTGCGGAAAAATACAAGATACATGTGGTCTTTGCGCATGCTCTTTTTCATAGTCAACGATTTACTACCTTCTTCTGGGGAAATAACATCGTCCCAGAAAGCAAATTTACCTAGCGCAGACGACATGTTTTTTACTTTTGTATCTAGATCAGATGCTTTCTTTGACAAATCATCATTTGTCATGGGGATGGAAAAGAGCGGCTCTATCTTCTCGATCGCAAGTCCGTTAATCTTAACTCGATACATTGGCACTTCCGACTCAAATGCTCCTGATCGGATGTCCTGTCTATTCGGTACCGGGTCTTTCACAACACTTCCGGTTTCTCCTTTAAGTACTGCAAATGTAGCATTTTCCTTTCCAGATTCTTCGTCTTTCTTGTATTTCACAACGATCATGTCGTTTCGTACCAGACCCGGTGTCCCGTTTTCGATTGTTACATCTTCATATTCCCCATCCCCTAAAATACATTGTCTCCCGTATGCCATAAATACACCGTCAAAAATCCGCACTTGATTCGCAGATACCGCCTCTGCACGCATCTTTTCGCCGATATTTAGGACGTAGTTTCCAGAGCCGATGATTCCAGCATTTAGATCTGCATCCTGCTCTGCTGTCACGTGCTCCATACCCCAGTATCCTGTTACTAATTCTAAAGCCATGTTATTCTCCTTTCAGCTTATACTCAACACTCATTTCTCCGCTTTCACAACGCAATATTTTCCTTTCCACCGGCCGACTCAAAAGTATTCCTGCATCACGGTCCCTGGCAGAAACAATATCTCCGATTTCAAGATCCGCTGTAGAAATTGTCATCTTTGCTTCTTTGTAATTCATTAGCTCTTTCAGCTTTTTTGTACCTTCTTTTACTAAGTCCTCTTTTTCCCCGGATGAATAGTCGTATATCGCAGTGCGCTCTTCTGTTCCTTTGTAATATTGCTTTGTTCCGACAGTTCCATCTAATTGTGCGTATAAATGTACTACTATTCGGTTTACAAGTTCTCCTTTTCCCAAACAGATCAAATGATTGATTCTGCCATTGCACGCACGCGTTGTGACATCAATATTATCATCCCCATTGTATTCCAATTCTTCTTGATAGTTTTCCTGCTTAACGGCCTGTATCACTATCCTGCAGGGCTCTCCGGTTTCCCCTTGCATAGCTTTTATATCTAGCCTTGCATTAACTTTTTCTAGCATTGCTGTAAGCCCTTCAAGAGCAGTGGTGTATCGGAATTGATGTTTAGAGATATTTATTCCGGATTCTGCATCCGGGACCTCAAAAAGTAGTCCCGTCCCTTTGTTTAGTACCTGTTTCAAAATTCTGTTGGCATCTCCGGATACCGTTAGATAGCTCTGCCCGCTTGGAGGTTCTATAATCAACTGTTCTAAATATTTTCTCCATGCGCCTCCACGAAAAGTAATGTTTTCTCCGGATATTATGCTTTCGGTATCCTCGATCAGTCCCCCGAACTCCGTTCCAGGTACAAATACAATGCATTTTTCGGCAATTTCATATTTTTTTGCAATTATTTTCGGTAGTATTAATTCAAAATCGTTGGAATCTCCAACCTCAATATCAGCTTCTGCAGTATCTTCAAAATATCCTAATTCTATCCAGTCTTTATCTGTGATCAGTAGCTCCAAGGCGGCTCACTCCTCTCTTGGAAAAGTATTACATCAAATGGAAATGTTGCGTTCCATTTTACCGCACTTTTTCCGTTTGGAATTTTTTTGAAAATATAATTTTCTTTATCTCTTTTATTAAAAAGGTTTTCCTGCACGCCGTTCCTTGCATATTTCACGATGGTTCGCTTCCTACTGTCAATCACGATATACTCGGAATCATATAGGGTTGCTGCCATATGATACAGATGATCACCTATCCAGATTTTCGGTTCCGTGCACGGACCATAGATTAACATCCTAAAATCTGTTTCGGCGAAATGATCATTATTCAGCTGCGCCCGCTGATGATTATGATAGTAATCATACCGGTAGTCTCTCAAATACCGTTTTTTTGCCGGTCGGTATCTCGTCTGATATTTCCTTGGATAATCACACTTGTAATCTGGATCCAGCACTGAATTATCAATAATATTGTCGTTTTCTTCTTTCGTCCCCTCATCGACGATTTGCTGAGTGGATGCATAAAAACTTATCTTTTTTTCGCGGCACCAAAACGGATACGGGCAGTAAAAAATAATGTCATTTTGCGACCAAGTGTTTTTTATTTTCGATACCCCTGTTTCCGATTCTACACAATATCCATCAATCCAATAATCACCAAAGTACATGCGCCCCGGCTTCTTTGTTACCACATCGTTTTCAAAGTCATTTCGCAACCTATCGAGGAGGGCTTTCCTTTCAGACAGCTCTCCTCTAAATTGCAACGTAATATCGTAGCTTTGTGCTTCTTTCGTAAAATCTTTGAGAATTTCTCCGAGTTTCGCCTGCTTCGAGTCTGGTTTCCAAGAGTACTTATGGAAACTTCCCTCTGTTGCCCTCATTTTTTCCGCATAGAGGCTATATTCATTTCCGCTGGATGCCCTATATTTTATCATGCAAATACAACCCCCATTTCTTTTAGTGCTCTTGTGACCTCTCTATCTTTCAGATACACTTTTATCTCAGGATCTTTATTTGCGATCATCTCCAAAAGCGCTAAAATCGCATACAAAAGTTCTCTGATTGTTGTATCTCCGGATCGTCCAATATTTCCGTTGTACTCAAAATTAGATTCGAATGGCTTTGTTACGGTTCCTTCCATCAGACTCACTGATCTTCTGATCGGTCCGAGGTTTGTTTCGATTCCTTTTGCAAATCCCCTGTCTATCATTTCTCCAACCCAAATTCCCCAGCGCGATGGAGAATGAATTCCGAAGAATGCAAGAACCTTGTCTTTAAAGTTTCCAAGGACACCTTTTACAGCATCCCATAATTGTCCTGCTGCTCCTGCCAGTCCTGATGCGATACCGCTTATAATATTGCCTCCGACAGACCACCAGTCTGTATTTGTAAATACGCTGATAATGCTGCTGATAATCTGCGGAATTTGTGCAATAAGATTCGGAATTGCCCGTACAATACCTGAGGCCAAATTTCCCAAAATCGTAATACCAGTTTGCAAGATACCTGGCAAATTTTGTCCTATTGTGTTGATAAAATTTGATATTACCTGTGCTGCAGACGAAACGATTCCCGGAAGGTTGCTTATAATTCCGTTTGCGACATTTAAAAGCATTTGTACACCGCTCTGCAGTACAGATGGCAACATTTGCAAAATTTTGTTAATAAAATTCGTTACCATCGTGCCAGTCGCCGAAAGCAGTGCAGGCATATTTGATAAAATCCCATTCACAACACTTGATAGGATATTGACTCCAGATTTTAGAATAGAAGGGAGCATTTTTGCAACCTTATCAAGGAAACTCGTGATCATCGTTCCTGTTGCACCGACCAATACTGGTAGCGTGGACAGAATCCCTTGTACGACATTCGTAATAATTTCGGTTCCTTTTGCTAAAACACGCGGTAAATTCGTAACGATTGCATTGATTACTGATCCGATTATATTTCCATCTGTCCCAAGTATTTGCCCTGCTGCATCGTCTAAACCTGTGCGCAGATTTGTGATCAAGCCTTGCGCCACCGCCATCCAGTCAGTTTCTAATAGCGCTGTCCCGAGTGCGGTAATCAGATTCCATCCAGCTTCGATCAAAAACGGTAGTCCGCTGATAATTCCCGTAACCAGTTCTGTTACAAGCTGGATTCCCTGCTGTACAAATTGATCTGCATTATTCGCAAATAAGTTTAAATTCAGTGACATCATCGTCATTCCCTGCTCGATGAGTGCTGGTAATCCCCTTATAAAATTTCCGATCATCGGAATAAAATTACCTACAAAAAACGTGTTTACCGTTTCCTGCAAATTAAGCAATGGTTTTTGTATGTCATTTCCCAGGGAAAGATTGCCAATCAGATCCTTCGCAGCTGCCTTCATGGACAGAAATGATCCGGTAAATGTTGTGGATGCCTCTTTTGCAGTTGTTCCTGTGATCCCCAGCTCTCCTTGTATGACATGGATGGCCGAATAAACGTCCGACAAGTTGCTGATGTCATACTTGACTCCTGTAATCTTCTGTGCATCTGCAAGTAGTCGCTCCATCTCGGTCTTTGTTCCGCCATACCCAAGCTTAAGATTGTCCAACATGGTGTAATTCTGCTTCGCAAAGCCTTGATATGCATTTTGGATGAGTTCCATGCTGGTTCCCATCTTGTTGGCATTGTCTGACATGTCAACCATTGCCATGTCTGCAATATCTGCCGCCTTAGATGTATCATTTGCGGTACTGCTTAGCAAGCTTGCAGCAAAACTGGTCGTGATCTCCATGTATTCATTTGCGCTCATACCGGCGGTCTTATACGCTTGAGCTGCATTCTCTTTTACTTTATCAGCGCTGTCCTTGAAAAGTGTTTCAATCCCTCCGAGACTCTGCTGCAATGCAGCCCCCTCATTAATGGATGCAGATATTGCCTTTCCGATTCCGGCTGCCACGATAACACCTTTGATTGCTCCGACCATACTGCCGCCGAAGGACTTACCTGCCGAATCTGCTTCCGGGCTGATCTGTTTCGATATTTCTCCTTTTATTCCTCTGGCAGACGGTATGATTTGCACATAAGCTTTTGCAAGTTCTGTTCCCATTTATGCTCCTCCCGCTCGTCTTTCCCACTCTCGCTTAAAGTCTTCTCCGGATTCAAATGCCATTACATTGTCATTTTTCTCCGCTTGTCCGGTTAGGATCGCCAAAAGAGATTCCGGTCTATTTACTCCATTCGCTCCATCTTGGCTGTTTAGCCATGCAAGCAGTTTTGTATTATCTACGAGTGCCGATAAAAGCATTTCTTCTGTCGTAATCTTTGTATCAGCCAATTTCATCTTGATTCTTGAGTTATCTCCCAGCCCACAAGAAAAGGTCGCAACCGTTTTACACGGCAACGACCTATAATCAAAAATTTTATATGTTTCTGCGAGATCGCAAATCAATGCATCCTCGTCAGTATTAATCATGTGTGCCAGGATCAGGAGTTTTTTCCTTGTCCACAGCTGGTAAGGATCTCTCCAATCGCTTCTCCCATTTTCTGCGATGATACTCTTCCGTTTTCTCCCCGGATGTGTTCCATCAGCGCTTTTTTCTGTTCTACTCCAAGTAACTGCGTAGCTACTGCCGGAATCAGGCTTGCATTTCCATTATCAATCTCACAAAGAGTTTCCAAAAACTCATAATCATCCATGAGATCTTCTTCTACTTCAAATTCAAATCCGTTTGTAATTTTTCCTGTAATCATCATTAAACTCCCTCTTTCTTGATATATTCGTAGTGTGTTTGTCCATCGCTGTCCGGCACGGCAGTGAGTGTGACTTCGTAGCCAATCGCCTCATTATCCTTATATACAATATCTCCCAGCTCTGAGATGCTCGCATTTGGGACCACGATCCTTTTTAGTGCACCTTTTAAGATCATCTCCACAACCCAAGCACAAGGCTCCGATTCTGTATTATTCGCTTTCACAGTGATTCCTGCATCCAATGTGCCGGTTACATTCTTTTCTCCATATACAGCTTTCAAAACTTCGATATTTAAAATCTCAAGCAATTTGAGTTTAAACGTATCCGGTTTTGCTGTCTGCATATTTAAAATGGTGTCACCGCCCCATGCTTTTTGTGACTCTGACTCCGGACTATTTGTGTTTGTAAGACCATCGTCCGAACAATATCCAAGCTCCTTAAACGCGAGATCCAACGCTGTTGTCGCATCTGTTGGCAGCTTACTTCCTAGCGGTGCCCGGTATACTGCTCCTCCGATTTTCGGCTTACCGGTACTTACATTCTTAACATCCATCTTTTTCCTCCTTAATAATGTGTAATATCAAAAACAGCCTGATACCGATACTCTTTCCGACTCGTGTCTGAGTACGGATAATCGCTATTTAGGCTGCATCTGCTCACTTCATTGATTTCAATTATGTTTTCCATTGCTGCTTTCAATTTTTCATTTAAGACGGCTGCTTGATACAGAGATGTGGAGTATGACTTAATCGCAAGGGTTGCTTGTCGGATATGATTGTCTTTCCCACTTCCGGTTTTTTCAATCAAAAAGTATTCCTTAGGCATATCAGGCTCTTTTTCCATAAATGCAGGAATTTTAGTCTTTCTAATCAGATAATCACGTACCATTTGCTCTATCATTTTCCACCCACCGCCTTCAATATCGTGTTATTTTCCATGTTGTCTCTTTTCGCTTTCTTGGTAACTGCTGCTATCTCCGCATTGCATCTAGTCTTTCCCACCATACTTGTGACTTCGTATCCGGATCCAAGCTTTGCCAGTGCATTGTCTGCATGTCCTTCACATATCTCGATCATTTCCGGCGACTTCATCATTTTTTCAATTCCTTTGCCGTTTAAGACGATTTTCACTTTACTCATAGCGTGCCACCATCCATTTCTGATTCCAGGAAAGCGGGATGTTATCGGCAATCCCCTCCTGCGGAAACCCAATTACCTGCCAAAGTTCTCCAAAAAATTCAACTTTCTGGTCCTCCCAAACATGATTATCTCCTTTCGGAATAGCTAGATTGTAGACTCCTTTTTTCCCCGTCAGATTGAGCATATCTACAATTTCCGTTGTTCCCGCCGGAGCAACAAGCACATTTTCCACATTCACTCGGCTCTCTTTATAAACAGGATGGCCAAAACCGTCTTTTCCTGTTTCAATCTTATTGATTAATGTAACTGTTATCCCTTTTATCTTCGCCATACAGCTCAATCACTCCCATCCTTTGTCTTCTCAATCCGAGTCTCGATAACTCTGACTTTTTGATAAACAATCCTCCACCAGGAACAAGATATGTACCAGACCATGAGTATCCAAGTGCAGACTGGGACTCCTGCGCCAACGGCTCTGAGTCTGTAGAAGTCATAAGCGTTCTAGCGACCACATCTACCGTGACAGATTTTGCCACACTTTGCAAAAAAGGCTTTTGTTCAATCATCGCATCAAGATCTTTTCCTACTTTATCCGCTTCAACTCTCAGGCAGTCAGATACGACACTAAGCAGCTTCTCTGCTCTCTTTGTTTCCTCTTCGGTCATATCTCTCCAAAGTTCCTTCACATCATTTATTGTCGCAAATGGTTCCATTCTGATCACCAGCCTTTTTTCTCGGTGATTTGGAAGAGACTTTTACCTCTTCCCAATCGCCGCCGCTCAATTTGCTTTCAATGTCGATTACAATTCCGGTTCTTTTATTCCTGTACCGCATTATTCTCCTTCGACCACCCTTGCAAAGTATTCCGGTACAAGGATTCCCCATCCGATATATACTTCTGCGCGAATATACACCTGATTGTATCCTTTTAAATCTTTTCCAGAGTTATCCGGATCTCCATACTTGATAATCTCCATCGGGATTTCTTTCGAGAATCCCCATTTAAATGCCGACTGGAAATCTCCAACAATCGCGTGATCTTTTACAGTTGCATTGTAAACTGTATTGTTTACACTGACTGCCATGCCTCCAAGACTATTTGGAGATGCCCCAAACCGAAACTCTGGATACTGACGTACTCCATTTTCTTTTACTGTTGCCATATCCGCTCCGAATGCAGTAGAGAATGCCATTCCAGTGACGTCTCCCTCCGCTCCCTGCACCGCTGCAATAGCAGCATCTAAGTTTACATCCGGCGTACCTTTTGCATAAGTCACTTTCTGCGTTACTTTGCTGTCGAAGTGGTTTGTTCCTACAACCGTAGAAGCACTTCCTGTTCTCGGGTTGATTCCATGGAAAGCTGCAAGATCCAGGCCTTTTGCCACCTTTTTCGCAAATCCCTCGTTAAAAGCCGTCAGAATCTCAATCTGTTCCTCTTCTGTCGCATATAAAAATTCGTCCGATACTCGTGCACCGTACTCAAATTTGATTGGTACAATTTTTACTGGCTCTACCTTAATTCCACCTTCCGTTTTCTTTCCGTTTTCTGCTACGATATCAATTTCTTTTTCCATGGAAAAAATAAATTCTTTCAATCCGTTAAAAGGAATTGGTGTCTGCCCGGATAATGCTGCAAGAGATGACTTGCCTCTTACTTTGCTGATTAAATCTGTTACTAATGTTGGATCAAATAAATTTCCTCTTTCTGCTGCCATACTATTGTTCTCCTTTCAAATTGCTTAACATTTTTCTCATTGCTTCTCGCTTTGAATCTTTGTTTCCGCTTGGCTCTGGATCATAATCCGGATATGGATTATTCTTTTTTAAAAATCCAGAAAGTGTTTTTGCATCTTTTTTCATTTCTTCCTCCGTTTCTCCAGAGATTTTCCCTGCAAGCTCATACGGAATCCCCTCAGACATCGCAATTTTCACTCTACTCTCATTTTTTTCGTATTTCTTAATGAGATTATCTTTTTCTCTTACCTGCTCTGGGGATAAATACTCTTTGTACTTTTCTTGTACTGCATCTGCCGAAAGGTATCCATCATATTTTTCCTCCACATCTTTTGGGGATAAATACCCTTCATATTCCTTTTCCACTTTTTCTCTTTCTCTTGTGAGCCTTTCTTTGATCGCCTCATCAAATTGTTCCTGTGTCTCAATCACCTTAAATTCACTCATTTTTTTGCTCCTTTCCCCACTTAACCCGGTGGTATCGGTAATTTTTATACAAAAAGACACCCCGTAGGATGTCCTTTTAATACCTTGCTTTCTGCTTCTTTTTTTCCTTACTTCCTGCACATTTCCAGTATGCCAAAATCACGGAATCCAAAAGAGAAATCTCAACTCCCTCTTTAATTGATTTATAACCGAATCCTCCATTTGATCCAATCGTTCTTTTTTCGCAGTTGCTCGCCGCCTGCGTTAGTGATGGCTGATTCGCATGACAGATTGTATCCTGGAATAGTCCTTGCTCAAATGTTGCGTTTGCTGTAATAACTTCCTTTACTGTCGGCATTTCCGGTTCCTTTAATCCAGCTTCTTTCATTTCACTTGCGAGAATCTGTTGGCCATTCGCTCCGTCTACAACTACCTTCTTAGGCTTCATCGGAATCATATAATCTATAATCCACTGGTTTCCTGCTCGTATCGGCCGACAGTCAAGCGCTTCTATAAATATTTTCCCGCTTGTAGTCTTGGAAGCGACCGCCATCGCAACATGCTCTCCATTGTGGCTGTATTTGATTCCAACAAAAATATCTCCTTCCAATTCCGGCTTGTCTGTTATTTGCAATGCTTCCCATTCATTCTTACCGATTGCTGATTTTTGATTATATCTAAGCCACAGCCCCAACCTTTGGATGTTAAAATCAACATCATCGTTCGTAATCTCTGCACGAATTTTTCTCTCAGTCAAAATAGTTCCGAGAGATGGGTTTGCTTCATACCATGCCTCAATATCATGTGGGTCTGTTTGATATTCCACCGACCATTCTGCCCATCCGGAATCGAATCCGTTCCCTGACAAAACCGTTTCCCTGAATTTCACAAAAACAGTTCCTGCAGAAACTACCGTTGGAGGCGTTCCGAGCATGATTGTCTGCGGATTATCACTGTCAGATACAATGTATTTCAACGATGTTTCCTGCGCCTCTGTATATTCCTGCGCCTCATCGATGATTAGCAGATCATACCCTTCTCCCAATCCTCCGCTTGATGTTCGTGTTCGAAATTCAATTACACCGCCATCCGGTGTATATAAATGCTCCTTTCCAAAAGCTTTGAAAGATGAAGAGATTTGTATCCCTGCCTTTTCACACATTCTATCTAACCGTTCCCATACTGCGTGAGATGTCGTTGCTCTGTGTGCGGTATACAATATTCTCTCTTCATGTTTTAATCCCCATAAACACCTCGCTAGAACATTTTCTGATTTACCATTTCGCCTCGGGATAGAATATCCATATTTCTGATGTACCCACAGTCCTTCATCGTTGACCGCCATCAGATCACATTGAATTAGCTGCTGCCATTCTAGCAGAACATTACCGGTCTTTGCATAGAGATCTGCTGCCTCCTGCCCTTTTGTTTCCGAGTAAGGAATCACAACGGATTGCGTGGGTGTCTGACGTCCTTGTCTAATTTCTGCCATGACAACCCTCCTATTTTTAGCTGTATCTTTTGTAAGCGATATCACCCCACCGCCCAAAGGGAAGTATTTTTGCAGTAAAAATAACATAAAAATACCGCCAATCCTTGTGATCAGCGGCATCTACTCTTCTATTTCTTGTATCATAGCCTGAAACATTTGCTCTTCATCTAGTTCTTTCAAATAGAACAAGTCTCCATCTTCAAACATATCCTTTTTCGCCTCATCTTCCGATGATGCATATTCTATTACAATTGCATTAAATGACTTTAATCCAGTCAGCTGTATAATCGTTCCGTCTTCTGTTAAAAAACAATTTTTATTATTTATCGTCAGTGTTTTGTACCTTTTTCTTAACCTGCTTTCCAAGTCTTCTAGTCTCTTCAACATCAATCTCATCTCCTTCCATATTGTACCACTTTTTCCCGATATTCCCTCTGTTTATTTTATAGTATTCTCCCCCATGATGACTCTGTTCTTCTGGGTGGTATTGTAAAATACCATCACCTCCAAAGTTTACTTTATATCCTCCTCCCTCTTCAAAAAGTTTCCCTTTTAAGCTTCCTCGGTTAAGAGGTTTTACATCATATCCCTCTCTTTCGAGCACTTCTTTTAAGCCTCTTGGTGTATATGCTTGTAACATTTTGGGGTGGCTTGCTATTCTCTCTATTAATTCTAGATTATTTTCTCTTTTAATGCGCGCCTCTCTTTGCCTTGGTGTTTCCTCTATTTTACCACTATCCTCTTCTTCTGACCACTTTTTTGTATGTACATTCTGACGTGTTCCATCGCCTGGCTCATACTCTACCAGACACTTGCAATGCTGATGTCTTCTAAATACATCATTCCCAGTATCAGACACTTTATCATAGTCGTACACTCCGGCCAACGAATCACACCAAGCACAACATTTCCTAGTAGATGTGCGCACAATTTTGGGACTGAGCCCTGCCTTGCTCTGAAAATCAGCATTTGCTCTAACAGCATCATCTACAATCGCTTGTGTGAAATTAATTATCGGCTCTCTCAACATATATGCAATCTCATCATATTTTTCTCTTTCAGAAACAATATCTATAATTCCTTGTGCTTTGTTCTGATTGAATTCCGGTCTGATTGCTTTGATTCCGATGCCTGCTTTTTCATTCAGCTGCTTTTGTATCTCACTCGAAACCTCTGATACAATATCATAGTTTCCCTGTAGCATAGGTCCTATAACTCTCTCAGCAATATTATAATACATTCTGCCATCCGGCAGAACCGCCGAAGAAAGTGTTTGATTAAATACCCCTGATAATATCTCTCCTGTTTTAATCGCAAATTCATGTGCCTCCTTATAGGTTGCACTTCCTTTGCTAATCTTATCATACAATTTTTTTATAGTACTATCATTCTCAAATTTTCTTTTAAACTCCTCTTGAACAGTTTCAAACAACTTTGGTGCAATATCTTCCATGTCGCCTCCTAGAATCCAGTCAAATCTCTCATTTTATTTTCGTCAATATATCCTGGGATTGCTTGATTGATCTTAATCACTCCATCTCCATATGAGCTTAAGGCTGCTGCATCCGGCTCGAATACTGGCTCCCATTTTGGTCGTGTGAGATAAAACTGTCTTCTTTGATACGGAAAATTATCCCTCAGACAAGCCGCCAGGTAACCTACATTTAAGAACCCTGTGCCGAAAGTCCGTTGCGCTTTCCGTGCAATCAACCGTAGATTCTCATGGCCTGCTTTGATCGCCTCTTCGCTGGATGGATTATCTGTAACAAATCCTAGATCATCTAAAGTCAGCCCCGTCTCTCCTGCAAATAGTCCCGCAAACATCTTGAGCTGCTCTGTATGCGGAGTCATGCTTTGCTGGCTAAATTGGCCAAAAGTAGGCTTGTCTCCCTCATCATCTTTTGTTATTTCAATCAGCGATGACATTGTTGCCTTCCATTTATCCATTGGATCCGCATCTTGCGACGTTCCAACAACCCACTTCTGTGGGAAAGAATAGAATTCTGCTGCAATCTCTGATCTCTTAACTGTTCGCATCGCACTGTTTACAATATCTATGCATGCCCGGCTGATCCGGCTGTGTCCGAATGGCCTTGCTGCATCCGGACGGAAAATGATTGGAACTAAAAGCGGATGATCCACATTATTCGGAACATCTATCCATCTTCCGTTTGTATGGATCCTCGTAAGTCCTGGAGCGAAATATGCTTCCGTGATTGGATTATAATTGCTATCTCTTTCCAATACCGCATATCCCTCTTTCAATAGACCAGTGGACTGATCTATGATTCCGGTTGCATTACTTCCGTCAATCACCCTTAGTCTCGGATATCCTTTATTGTCCTCCGAAATGTACACAAAGCAACATGCCGAAATCAGCGCTGATAGTACTGCGCTATCAAAAAAAGTGTCTGGATTATTCATCGCAAAGATCTGTCCTATATCAAAGTTGTCTTCCGCAAATCCCCGAAATACAATTCGATCGGCCAGATTGTCCACTGCTTTTCCACACCACCCAAGCACTGTCTGTGCATTTCTGAGTTCAGGCGGCGTGGACACTTGGAAATCCTTTATTCTGTTCTTCATTTCATAGTAGTTATATCGCATTCTTACGCGGCTTCTTTTGCTGTTCAGCCGCCTTTTTAAGTATTCTGCGCCCTTATAATTTGCCATCTCAGATCTCCTTTTCTTTTGGCGTGTGTTTTTTTTCACAGTCGCCGTGAACCTCTTTCCCATAACAATATGGGGGAGGTATCCCCCCCTCTATCCTTTCGTGCTTTTTCTTATATTTTTCCAGTCAAATGTATGTGGCAACACTCGGTTACTTATAATCTCTTCTTTCTTTTCTCCGGCTCCTTTTATTATCTTATCGCTCTTTTGTCTGTTGCACGTCCAGTGAGCCAGCTGGAGGTTATCTATATCAGATGGGTGGCCCCCCTTATTAATCGGCATAATGTGATCAATGCACGGAGACAATGGATGTGGATACTTGTATGAAAAGTCTACTGGCTTTCCGCATATTCCGCACACTGTTTGAGTTGCATATATCTTTTTCTTATTTCGTTCGAACGCTCCTCGATGTGATCCATCTCTGTCTGGTCTGTATGCCATGCTGTTTCCCTCCCTACTCCGGACAATGAGAATCGAACTCATGACACACGGCTTATAAGACCGCTGCTCTACCAACTGAGCTATGTCCGATTGCATTAAAAAACGCCCCAACATCGTGGAGCGTTTTCTCTGTGAGATTCGTATTATGAGCTTTTCCCTCTTCGGGATGATACCATAATAACACAGTTCCTACTGACATTCACTGACATCTTTCTGCGGTATATTCAAATTCGCAAGTGCTTTCCCGTGGAATCTATGTATCTGTCTTTCGGAATATCTCATTTTCTCGGCGATTTCCCACCAGTCCATTCCTTTTATGTACCGATAGAACAACACATCTTTTTCATTCTGGCTACTCAATTTATCAATCGCTTTCCTTACATCCATGAATATATTAATTCGCTTATATCTATCCTTATTCAATTTCCTTTCCAGACCGTCAATTTGTGCTGCATATCCTGATAGATCGCTACTCTTTGACCCACGAGGCATTCCATCGCTGGTCGCCGATACACCCATCTTCATGCTTCTGATTTCTGCAATCTCTTCCGTATTTCTCCGAATGCTTCTAACACATTCCTGATATCTCCAAAGATATTCTTTCTTTAGCTCATTTATCTTCTGATTTTGCTTGTCCTCCTGCAGCAATCTTCCCACTCAAATCAACTCCCCATTTCTTCAGACATTGTTTCACACTATACTCTTGATATGCCGGACGTTTAAACGCTTTCACGGCATTGTCCGGTGCCTTATGGCTTTCCATCTCATCATAATGCTGCTCCTGACCCATCTTCATCTGCCTTCGATTCCTTTTATGATCCATCTTCTTCACTTCCATTCTGGCGCATCTGTTCGATGTAAATATCTGTTGCGCACCTTACAATTTCCGTCTTTAATCCATCGTAATCAGTACCGTTGTAAAAATTCTTGTCACACGATCTTTTAATCATGTATAGGATACCTTCAAATGTTTGTTCTTTCATTCTGCCGCCCTCCTATTCCGACCAATCAAGCCTTTGCCCGCAATCCCAACAATAGCTTGTGTTCTGCCTTTCATTCATCATTTCTTCCAATAGACAATTGCCACAAGTCGGGCAAGTGTAATGTTTTTGTTTCCCAAGCCAACCACCACGAATTTTATTTTCTCTAGGTTTCTTCGCCGTATTCCGCTCTTTCACTTCCTGTACCTGCTCTGGTGTAAGTCCGGTATCTTCATATTTTTTCAGCGCCCAGTATAATGTCATGGCATGTTTTTTTACTTCTCTGTTATCAACACAAGTTCTTTTCATCCCTCCCTCGATTTTCTCGTCCGGAATTGTTAATCTTTCCATTTATTCTTCCTCCTGCCTTTCTTTCTCTCACGTTCTATTTTCTTCTCTACTTCTTCTCCAAAAGAGCCACACGGCTCTTCCTGCCATGCATGCTCTTTCATCGAGGTTTTATTCCTTTTCTTTGACAAAATATACCCTCCCACACTTCGTACACTTGTATCTTCTCCTTACGTTTATAATTCTCCTAAATCTTTCACAGCCGCATCTGCAATGCTGTCGTACGCCATCTTCATCTCTTAATACAACAGCCCTATCAGCTTCCCTGAATATCATTTTCCTATCACCTCCCTTCTCACCCTGCTGCATCCTGGCAGGAAGATTTTATGTTGTGATATATTGTTACTCCTTTTCAGAGTCGGTGCTATAAATAATTTTTCTTGAATATCTCAGTCCAATTCAGATTTGGATACTCTATCATGAATGCTGCCTGTGCATCTCTGCACAATAACTCTCTCACTTCCCTGTTTGTATGCGCCGCTTCCTCCCCGTATTTGTGATGTACTTTACATAACTGCACTTTTAGCCCATATTCTTCACTCAATTCCCTTTGGCCGGATCCGAATACTACATGATGTTCTTCCGTTTGTTTGTATGTATAGTCCTTGTTGAGAGCGGCGCACAAATAGCAGTATCCGCTTCCTTTTGGATGCATGATGCTTTTTCGATGTTTCTTTCTTTTCACTTGCCGCGCTCTCTTCTTGGTTTTCCATGCCTCTTTCGGAAATGCCATCATGCTGTAATCTATTTGATCGATCATATCTGTTCTATTTCGATTCCCCATTTTTTATCCACTTCCATCTCAAACCATTTCTCCAACGCTTCCCGATCTGCCAATAGCTCTGCCTTTAAATATTTGTGCAAGTAATCTGCTGCCCCATGCTCCGTCAGACTGTTTAAATATTCTTTTCTTGTCACAATCTCATCTGCTGGCAAAGGCTGCTCCTCCAAAAGTTTGTCTTCCTTCATTTCTTCTGTAAGTAATTCCGGATAATCCGTCACATCCATCTGCCCTTCGATCTGTTCTTCTGTTATTATTTCCTGCTCATTTTCAAAAGATTTTTCCTTCTTTTGCGCCGGCGCAATTTCTTCTTTTTTCTGCTCAGAAGTCTGTATTTTAGGAGCTTCCTCATGCTTCTCGTCCACTTTATCTTCCGTGTTCGCTATCTCCTCTTGATCTTCTCCAGGAGTCTCTTCGCCAAAATAATTCTTCCAGGTTTCCTCGCCTGCTGCCATTTCAAAAATTTGTCTTGTAATCTGGTAAAATTCCCACCAGGTTTTATTTTGCGGACTTTCTCCAAATCTCTTTATGGCTACTCGGTTCTCATACATCATCAGAAAATACATGCCCTTTTTATAGGATCGATTTCCGGCCGGATTTACAAGTTCTATAAACTGCTTAATATCTGTTTCTGCATATTCTCTCTTGAATACTTCATTTAGAATATCCGGATTGTCTTTATAGAAGTTCTCTACCAGTTTGTACAAATCATCCGCAACGCCCTCTTCCGGCGCCTCTTTATTGAATCGCTTCAATTCTCTGATGTTCTCTCTTGAGGTTTCCGGTTGTACCATTTGTCTATCACTGTCCGGCAGTTTTAACATCTCTTCAAGCTGACTCCGGCCAAGGTCTGCATATTCCGGACGAAGTGTTTCTGAATATCCATCAATCGAATACTCTCTATTAATGCTCATAAACCGACTTGTCGTGGATTGTTCAAGTCCATACTCCTGTTTGGCAAAATCAGCTATACTTTTATATCCATCACGCTCGTATAGCTTTTGATCATCAATCTGACGAAGAACAAATCCAATCTGCACAAAACTCTGTTTGATTCCTAATAATTCTCGCTTCAGTTTCTGTTTTATCTCCACCCAATCATTGAGTGTCATTTGCACATATTCCATATTTTCCTCCTACATCCATATATTTTTTTCGTCATTAGAATCTCCTGATCATGCTATTTTCCTTACCTTTTTCTCTTTTATTTTGAGATAATCCACATATTTTTGTAACCATTCATCAACTTGTTCTTTATCTGGCTTCTTGTCAAATTTCCCGTACCATTGTAAAATCTCTTCTCCTCTGATCTCTATCGTGTAATACGGTACATTTGGCTCTTCTTTCTTTCTCAACAGCAAGATATAGCTTTTCCCTTGATTATGCTTTTTTAAGTAAACTTCTCTCCCTACGCAATGATGCTGCTTTCTTCCCTCCATTACTATTTCTTCTGCATCTTTTACTGGTCTGATTTCCAATCCATCTTTCTCATAATGGTATTTTCTATCTAGTTTTTTAAATCTCTTCTCTATTTCCCCATATTCATTTTTCACTTTTGTGATATACAGCTCATCTGTTCTCTTGTTCTTTTCATTTACCATCTCTTGATGCTTTTTTTCTAGATTTTTTGGAAAAAGGAAAACTTCATTTTCCATATCATATCCGAGTTCTTTCCGCATTTCCAAATAGTCGCAATATCGATTCATAGTTTGATATAATGATTGATTATTTTCTTTTCTGTATCGTTCCACTCGATTCATCAATTTTTCTAAGCTCATATAAGTTAAGAGTTGTTTCAACTTTTTTTCTCCGCCCCATGACTTATAAATTTCCGTTATGAATTTCTCTTGTTTCTCTGTATACTGTTCTCCTGTTTTTGTTTCTAATTGCAGAATTTTTAGATAATCCACATCTCCTTTTTCTCTAATCAGTCTATTCAACATTGCCTTATCCGCAAGCCTTAGCTGTTTTAATGGTGTTCCCGCACGTCTGTTGATATACTTTGTAATTCCTTTCCTTCTAATCATGAAATCCACAAGTTTGTACATCCCCGCTTTAAAGAACATTTCCATTGCCGGATTATTTGCGCAACTTTCCAATGCATCCAACATAAGCCAGCTCCTTTGAATTACACCCGTTCCAAATGCATATTGGCAGATGTCAAAGAAATACTTAAAATTCGAGTGCTTTATCTCTTCTTCCCAGCCGGTGTAAATTACATCTTCCTGATATCCTTCTCCTCCGCTTGATGTATCCCAGGTTCTTTTCCATCCTTTACTGCTATAGCAATACCTGTTATAAAATTTGTATGTATCTCCTTTTCGAAAGAAGATTCTACGGATTTCTTGGCATTTTCTTATCATTCCTTTTTGGCTATAATCTTGAGAGATCAAGAACGTCCTTGCTATCAGATCATTATCCGTAGTTTTTTGTAAAATCAGCACTTTATAGCTTTCGCTAAATATATGTGTCACTCTTTTCCATTCCCACGGACCTTTATTCCCACAATAAGGACATGTTCCTATTTCTCCCTTTTTCGGCGGCATATAATCTTCGTATTGCATCTGTCTTTTTATACCACCTTTTATAAATTTCTTCCCACAATTGCCACATACACAGTTTGCACTTTTTCCTTCTCGCCTGTAATAAATCCGTATTGGTGATAGGCATTCAAAGCATGTTTTCTCAAAGTTTTCTGGAAGATCTGGTACCGTATCAAATTCTTGCTCCATATTATCTTTTTTCTTCATTACGTCCCACCTACTTTCCCATGTAATACTCCATAATGATTTTCTTTGCTCTGCCCATTCCCGGAATACCAAGAGTGACCTTTCCTGCCGTCACACCTGCAGCTTTTACAATCTCTTTATCAATGGTTTGCTGATTCTGAAATGACCACAGCAACAGTGCTGCTATGCATCCTTTCAGTGTTTTTCCTTTTTTTCGTACATTGTGAGCCAGCAACTCATTTTCCATGCATTGGCCACGCAAGTACTCTACCCAATCTTCCATGATCTCTTGTGGTTTTAATTGTTCCGCTTCAACATCAATTTTTCCAAGTGCTGCTGTAAGAGAATCGCAGAGCACCGGAATATCCCCGGCCAAATACATAGTGACAAATTCTTCCGTAATCCCGTTTTCTTTCGCCATTTCTCTCAAACTCTCTGTATCTCCTTCATTGAATAGGTTTTCTGCCAACTCATTTATTTCTTTGTAGCTGTCCATCTCTCCAAATTTGTTAAATAGTATCTTTTCCTGTTCTTTTTTACTCATGTAATCGCCCTCCGATTTCAGTATTTTCAACATTTTCTTGCTTTTGGAACCGCTCTTTTGCCTGCTGCCGCATCCACTCACTATACTCATGCCGCCTCTCTCGTATCATTTCTACCTCGTGCTTGTCCAATTCTGCAGATACCTGCTCCCAAAGTTCCCTATTTTTGATTTCTTCCCCCTTGCAATTCTTAAAATCCCGACTTTTCCACATTTCTAAGTTCCCATTTTGATAATTACTCACGAGATAACTTGAATCTGTCCGTATTTGAAGAACACATGCTTTATTCAGTATTTTCAATACTTTCAGCAATGCAGACAATGTCGATTTATGATATGTTGTCTTTTCTTCACAGACAAACACTTCTCTTGTTTCAATTTCTCCATTTTTCCTCCGGTATTCTGCTACCGCTGCATACCATCCGGCACCCTCTCCTGTGCGTAATGGTCCTTTCAAAGAGGTTTCAATGAATATCTTTACCTCAAACATTTTTAAATCCTCCTGTTTATTCGCACCATCGTGTAGTGTCGGTATTGATACCCTGTTACCGGGTTGATTCCTTCCACTACTGATTCTTTATCTATGTAATATCCTTTGTAAGGTTTGATATCTTTCCATTCCCCTTTTATTGGTTTTATCTTCGGTTCCGGAACCGGAAGATTTCTCGAATGTGAGTAGCTGCTCTCTTCTCCTTCCTCCGACTCTTTCGTTATATAGTCTGCAAGCGCTTTGTAACCTCCATCTTCATACAGCAGGCGGATATATACTCCTCCAAACGTCCACAACCGTCTGATCAGCTTATCGCCACCTTCCAACCGATTCATAATCAGATGAAAATGGATTGCTCCTCTGCTTCCCTTCTCAATATTGATCATCCATTTGAAGCTTCTGTTCTGTTTCTTGTATTCTTTTCGGATCTGTCTCTGCAGTTTTCCCCAGATCTTTTTCGCTCCTTCCATATCTGGCCGAAGTTCTTTTTTAAAGGTGAGAGTAAAGTAATAATCATCCTCTTCAAAATTGTGCATGAGCATACGTCTTGCCCTCTTAGCTTTATTGAGCTGATTCTGCTTCTTCACCTGCTCTGGAGTGGCTTTCCTTTTCTTCTGCCTTTTCTGTCCCTTTGCTCCATATCTGCCATCAATATATTCTTCAATCTCAATCCATTTTGACTGCCTTAATCGGTATTCCTTTTTCTTTCTCATTGTGCTCACCTATGTCGTAACTTTAATATCTTAATCAAGTTATAAAAGGGGTTAAACCCTTTCCTTTTTCTTGACTTTGCGCCCGCACAGATGTATACTTTAACTATGGTTTAATATCTGTGTGGCGGAAGTCACTGGCACATCTGTTTGCGGCAGATGTGCTATTTTTTTGCGTATCTTCGAATTCGTTTTTTCTTTAGTTCTTCCCTTCGTGTTCTGTCATAATTGGTTTCGTAATAATACTTGTCCGCTTTTTTGTAATAATGGAATTCTTCATATTTTCCCTGAATGCTTCCTATGTATTCCATATCAATCGGAGCCTCTGGAACAGATCGAGCTTCTTTCGAAGCTCTCGTTAACTCATCCATAGGTTTTCTCTCCTTTCTATCACGATCTATCCCTCACTTTTTCAAACAATTCTCCCACGATACTGATCGCACAATCTGCATCCGAATTGGTTCTAATTCCCATATTGATGTCGAAGCCATTTCCTGCCGAGAATCCTTTTGTTTTTCCATACAGACAAATTGCATGTCCATAATTTGAAAATTCAATTGCAATAAATGGGAATCCTCTTTCGCCATAACCCCGCTCATGAATATCAAGCACCAAATCCAAAAGCTTATGTATCTTTTCTCTGCTTACCATTACACTTCCTCCAATCTTTCTATCAAACGAGTCACGTCTGAACTAATCTTTAGTAACTCATCCTTAATTCTTTTCTTAAATAGTTCCTCCTCTGCTCCTCCGCAGCTCAACTTATCATACAGGCATTTCAGGAGATGATGGTTCTTCGTGCCTTCCGTACCTAGATACTTTGTCACAGCATCTAAGTTTCCTCTTGCAAGTACCTCGTGAAATGCGTACCGGATATTTTTCTCTGCTGCCTTATAACTAATGCCGTGCATTGAAGCTACTTTCTCATACAAGATCATCATCCTGGCATCTCTCCACGCCCGGTCTGATTCGTAAAGTTCCATCACATCAACAACATAACGAAACCCACTCAAACTTCTCGACATCCCCATCTCCTGAAGCGCCTGCTCTGCTTTTTCTTTTATCATTTGACTTTCCCTTCCTTCTCCCTTATAATTGAGTTGGATTATTATATAAGGGCGCGTTACCGGTTTGCCGACCGTGCGCTCTTTTTTGCTGGGTGGGTAATATCAATAAACTTCAATTCTTCCAGCCCTTTCTTTTCTTTCTTCGGAAGCGGAATGATATCCGCCATCGGCTCTGTTCTCTTCTCATATGTTTCAATTTTTCCATGTTTTCTGAAAAATCCTAAAATACCACTCATGCTTGTTCTCCTTTCTCTCCAATCCCTAAAAATTCGTTTATTTTATGCTGCCAAATAAAATACTCCCATGTAGTTCTCCCATTTTTATTCGGAGGAATCACTTTCCCTAGATCCCAGATTCCGCGCTGCATTTTGATCCTTACGCACTGCGCAGAGCATCCGATCTGTTCCCCCGCCTCTTTTGGAGTTAATCTTTTTGCCATAAGTACCTCCATGTGCGGCAAGCGCAAACAGCGCCTGCCGTATTTTTTATTTATTTTCCGTCACGACAGTATCTGCTCCCTGCACTTCTACCCATCCGTGCTCTTTTCTCGCCTCTGCTTCTTTCATCCGGATCAGCTCATCTGTGATGGATTGGCTCACGATTCGGTTGGATTCTGCTTCTGCCTCTGCATTTGTGATCGTAACTGCTTTATCCGCCTCTGCTTTTGCTTTATTAGCTTCTCCTTGCGCGATAGCTGTCTGCTTATCGAGTTCTGCTTTCTCAGCATCCTGCTTCGCCTGTTCTTTTGCCTGCACTTTCTTTTGCAGTTCTTCGTCTAACTGGACATCAATAATCAGCGCAGACTGTACTTCGATTCCGTATTCACCTTTCAGTTTTTCATTCAGATATTTCGTAATCTCAGCTCCTACTTCTGATCTTTTTGTGCTGTAAATATCCATTACTGTAAACTTCGGAGTTACCTCTTTTATGTAGGCAATAATAGAGTTTTTTACTTTAGACTCTACGATCTCCTCTCCATCCATCCCATTAAATTTCTCATAGAGTGATGTCACTCTTTCTGGCATAAAGTTGTAGTTTACTGTCATATTCATTTTGACCATACCGCCATCTGCCGGGGCATCCACATGAGTATCTTTCTCCAACTTTTTCTCGTTAAAATCCGCTACATTATTGCTTAATACAAGTTGCTGCTGGGATACCGGATAATCTTTTACTTTTGCCAGCGGTCCTACAAATTGGAATCCTGGACCTAAAGTCTTTTCCTTTACCCCGCTTTTTGCAGTGTATACAACACCTACTTCTCCTTGCCCCACATAAGTTCCGGACATTGCCACATAAACTCCTGCTGCCGCAACCGCTACTGCGATGATGGCTCCTACAATTTTTGCTTTCATTCTTCCTGCTCCTTTACTTTTTCTTTAATCTTTTCATGTGTTTCTTTTTCTATTTCAAAGACACTTTCTTGTCTTTTAATAGCAATGTACACTCTACTCCACACCCACCAGACGCAAATTCCGGTAGATGTGAAGATTAATGTTGTTAATGCAAATATTGCGATTCTTCCCATTTTTACCTCCTTTTAATGCTTTAATGACGATTAATTCCATCTTGCTCTGGCAGTCATTAATTCTGCCAGAGCCTTCATTTCTTCTGACAATGCTTTTCCTGATTCCTCTTCTGAAAAATCTTTTGTGATTCTATCGCAAGCTCCTTCAATTACCTCGTCTACCTTTTCAACTTCGAACACCTTATTCACCCCCTCCCTACACTTATCTATATCTGTTCTTTCTGGAACTTCTAATTTCTCGATATTACTACAGAGCTCTTTTACAATTTCTACCAACTCCTTGTTCGACTCAATATTCTCTTGTAAATACTTTCTGATTGATAGCTGTTCTCTTTCTAGAGCGGCTATTTTATTTTCTAAACTCTCCATCTTTTTCACCTCTCTTTCGTTTTGCTTTATTGCCATTTATCTACATTTCTCCTATACTTTATGTACAGGCATCTGCCAATGCCGAGTAATTTAAGAAAGGAGAGCTCTATGAATAACTACACTTTTTCGCCATCAGATATAATACAAATAATCGGTATAATAGTTTCATTCTTTACAAGCATTGCTGCTATCGTAATTTCTGTTAAAACACTTAAACAGAATTCCCAAATGATTGAGGATTCCTCCCGCCCATATATCTGCATTTATGGAGAGCATGTATATGTTCGAACCCCTTGTTATTATCTAGTTGTAAAAAATTTTGGTAACAGCGGCGCCACTATACAATCTTTCACTTATGATTTTGATATATCCCAATTTATGCCTGACGCATTATCTGATGAAGAGCCATTCCAATTTATTGAAGGTTCCACTCTTTTCCCCGGGCAGTCTTTCCATTCTTTTATAGATTTCGGAAAAGCTTGTTCTTTGACTCCAACTGTAAATTTTCACATTGTTTACTCTTCCGGAAGTCACACTTACGAAGAAGATATTTGTTTAAATCTTGAGTCTTATAAAAGCAACTTTACTTCTCATACAGCGACCAAAGGTCAAGAGTTAAGTATCATCGCCGAAACACTTCAAGAAATGCACATTCATTCTTTATAGCTCATCTTAGAACCTTCAATTTTTTTATTTGAAATTTCTAATATGTACTTTGCGGTATCATAAGTCCTTACTTCTTCTGGAAGTCTGGACTTTATATGCTGCACTATTTCTTCCGCTATATCATTTATAAGTTCCATTTTTACTAATTCCCCGGATAATGTTTGTAATATTCCTTTTTCCACCTTCTCTTCTTCACTCTCTTTCTACTCTAGGAAATACTCAATACTTACTCCAAAATAGTCTGCTAAAATTTTAAGCTTTTCCGATTTGGGTTTGCTTTTTCCATCTCTCCAATCATATAAAGTAGCTGTAGCTATTCCAGTATCTTTCGCCACTCTATAAATTGTTTTGTTTGTTTTTAACAGCAATTCACTAAATTTTTTGTACATTTTTACACCACCTTTCCGTGATAAAATATTGAATTTATATCGGAAATATGATATAGTCAAGTTACCAGCTAGATTAAAACATATTTCCGAGATACGAACTCCGCTGAATTATCACGGTTTTCTTTCGTATCTCTAATATATCACGGTTTTCTTTCATAGTCAATATGGATTATGAAGTTTTTCCGTTTTATTTTTGGAGGCATAACATGTATGAAAAATTTGAAGCACTTTTAAAAGAAAACAAAGTAACTCCGTATAGAGTTCACAAAGAAACGGGTATTTCAACAGCAACTCTTTCTGATTGGAAAAACGGTAAGAGCGAACCTAAGAAAGATAAAATTGAAAAAATATGCGAATATTTCAATGTTCCACTATCTTATTTTTACGGAAATGATACGGATGCAGAAAAATCGTCTCTCACAAAAAGAGATACCAAACAAATAGAAGCTATTTTGAGTGATACCGAAGCTCTTTTAAAACAAGAGGGACTTATGTTTGATGGGGATCCTGCCTCGCCCGAGGCGATCGACTCTATTTTGTCAGCTATGAAAATAGGAATGGAAATGGCAAAACAGAAAAATAAAGAAAAATATACTCCTAAAAAATATAAAAAGGATTGATTCTCATGAACATTAAAGAACGAGTGAATGAAATAGCACTTAAATATGGCACTAGAAATCCACTCAAGATCATAGAAGCAATGGATATCATTTTGATTCGCTATCCATTAGAGGGAGTTCGTGGCTTTTATCATTACTTTCAGCGTAATCATATTATTTATGTGGATGAGCGTCTCTCTGAGCAAGATTTTCTTTTTGTAATTGCCCATGAGCTTGGACACTTATTTTTACACAAGGATAGCAATGCAATATTTATGGATACACGGACTAATTTTGTGACAAACAAATTCGAGATGGAAGCTGATCGGTTCGCCTTGAATCTCCTTATCCAGGATTCGGATATTGATGAGCATTTAGATTTTACCACCGAACAGTTTTCTAGATTATTTGGATATCACAAAAATATGATTGAATTGAGATTAAAAGACTTTAAATGATATAACCGCTTTGGCGTTTATATAAATGTGGCGTTACAAAAGAAACATTTGCAGGGGAAAGAGAGAGGAAAACAAAAATGAAAAAGAAACTTGTAGTATTGTTATTGGCAGCAACTATGTCATTATCTGTTGTAGCGTGCGGAGGAGAAAAGGAATCAGCAAAAAAAGCGGAAGCTCCAAAGACTGAAACGGCTAAAGAAGAGGAGAAAAAAGAACCTACGGACTTAACTGGAACATGGAAGTCAGAAGATAATAATGGTTCATGGCAAGAAGCAACAATTACTGATAGTACGATCGAAATAAACTGGGTTTCTGACAACGGAGACACAAAATCACTATATTGGGCCGGGAGCTATGATGCACCTACAGAATATGTAGAGGAATATTCTTGGACTTCTAACAATGATCACGAAAAAACAGATATGGCATTGTTGGCATCAGGAGACGACACAAAGGATTTTACATTTAAAGATGGCGTGATTAGCTATGAAGCATCTGCGATGGGAACAACTACTACTGTTAAACTTGAAAAACAATAAACTAAAAACCGCCCGGTACTGGTACTTCCAACGTAATCATATTATTTATGTAGATGAGCGTCTTTCAGAACAAGATTTTCTTTTTGTGATTGCTCATGAGCTTGGACACTTATTTTTACACAAGGATAGCAATGCAATATTTATGGATACACGAACTAATTTTGTGGCAAACAAATTCGAGATGGAAGCTGATCGGTTCGCCTTGAATCTCCTTATCCAGGATTCGGATATTGAGGAGCATTTAGATTTTACCACCGAACAGTTTTCTAGATTATTTGGATATCATAAAAATATGATTGAATTGAGATTAAAAGACTTTAAATGATATAACCGCTTTGGCGTTTATATAACTACTAAAGAAAAGAGGTGATATAATCATGGCAAAAGAATTTACCAAAGAAGATGTTATACAAAATAAAAAATCTGCTATTCGTTCATTGAATAATCTTCTCGAAGGTCTTATAAATGATTCATCCGAACAACATTTGAAAAAGGCTCATTTAATTTCATATTGGCTCAAAGACTATGTTCGAATGATTAATTTCGAAGAACAATTTGATCCCGCAAAGAATATTTCTTATAAAAGAGGAAACATAGTAAAAATTGATTTTGGTTTTAACATTGGTGCTGAATACGGAGGTTTGCATTACGGTATAGTTCTAGATAATCACAATGCTCACAATTCACCTGTTTTGACTGTTATTCCTCTCACATCAGTAAAGGCTACAAAAGAAATTCATTCTAACAATGTAGAACTTGGAAATGATATTTATCGGTTGTTGAAGTTAAAATATGACACTATAAATCACTCCTTAGAAAAGGAACAGTTTGAAATTCAAGAAACATTATCCCTCTTTGATACAATGTTGACTATCACTAAAAAGTCCGTTGATGAATTGGAAAGTTGCGAAGAAGGAACAGAAGAATTTGAGCAAAAACTCTTTGCTGCTAGAAAAAATTTAGAAAGCGCAAAAAAGCTCCACGCTGCTTGGCAAGAAAAACAAACACATAATACTGAACAACTTGAATATCTCAGAAAAATAGGTCTTGAAATTTCACGCATGAAAGAAGGCAGCATTGCTCTTGTGAACCAAATCACAACTGTAAGTAAGATACGTATTTTTGACCCAAGAAATTTAAAAGGAGTATTAGCTGGCATTTCATTGTCCGAAGAAAATATGAAGAAGATCAACGAAAAAGTAAAAGAATTATATGTTTTTGGAAAATAAATATCGGAAATACGTAATATTTTTATTGACTACGAGCATAATATACTCTATAATAAACTAACAGAGAAGAAACACTTCTCAAAACATCGCCCTAGGGGCATCAAAGAAGATATAAGTTTATTATGTGAAGACCTCGTAGAGATACGAGGTCTTTTACGTTTTTAACCATTTTGCTAACATCGGTAAAATGGTAAAGAAAAACCGCCCCTGCGCCAACAGGAACGGCTTAATATACATCTGAAGATGTACAGTTATCTTAACAAATATATTGTATCATCTTCGAAACAGCCTTGCAATCGGAACATGTATTCGATGGCTGTTATTTTTATACCGTAAAAGGAGATGAATCTATGCCAAAGAGAAAGAAACACCCCAAATTGCCAAATGGATATGGCTCAATTAAGTACCTCGGAAAGAACCGTCGGAATCCTTATGCCGTGCATCCGCCAGTCACGGAATACACGGATGAGGGAGTGCCGATTACTCCGAAAGCTCTCTGTTATGTTGACGATTGGATGAAAGGGTTTATCGTCTTGACATCTTATAGAGCTGGCACATATACAAAAGGCGATGAAAGGGATATAGACTTACCTAACGACCATAAAAGCCTTGAGATCATCGCACAGCGCTTACTATCAGACTATAATAAGGCACAAGGGATTGTATCCGGAGAAAAAGAATCAGAAAAAACTTTTTCAGAAGTTTACGAAGAGTTTTTGAAGTACAAATTTGAAAACGCAAAAGGTAAGAAATTATCTGAATCAAGTAAGCTATCAATTCAGGCAGCCTTTAAAAATGCCAAAGCACTCCACGATCGCCCTTTTAGAGTTCTGAGACATGATGATCTGCAATCTGTCATAGATAACTGTCCTTTAAAGCACTCCTCTTTAGAGTTGATTGTACATCTATTCCGTCAAATGTACGCTTATGCAGACATCTATGAATTATGCGATAAGGACTACTCTGCTCATGTAAAAATTAACAAAGAGGATGATGATGAAAGTGGCGTTCCGTTTACCGACAGCGATCTTAAAATATTATGGGATCACAAAGACGATGAGATTGTAGAGTTTATTTTGATTATGTGTTATTCCGGATTCCGTATTAAAGCATATAAGACACTGGAAATAAATATGAGAGAGAAATATTTTAAGGGTGGCGTGAAAACAAAGGCCGGGAAAGACCGCATTGTTCCAATCCACTCTGCCATCTTAAAATTAGTAGAAAACAGGCTCTCCAGTCATGGTGCTTTACTTTCTGGAACCCTTCAAATTTTTAGGAATAACATGTATAAAAAGCTTTCTGAATTAGGAATTGAGAAACATACACCACATGATTGTCGACATACCTTTTCCATGTTGTGTGAAAAATACGGTGTGAACGAAAATGACCGTAAACGATTGATTGGCCACAGCTTTGGCAGCGACATCACCAATTCTCTTTATGGACACCGTACCGTTGAGGACTTGAGAAGTGAGATTGAGAAAATAAAAGTTTGTTACTAA